CTCCGAATACATCATTGCCTCTTCTAACCTACGCTACCCTGACATCAAATCTCTCCAAGATCCCGGTGCTGTCTTTCGACGTTTCCATGTCTGGGCCGATGTTTCTATCGACCCAGCCTTTGGAAAGCCGATTGGCAACGACGAGAAAGGAAATTCTTATCACACTTACGATCGCGAAACTGTCGCGCAACGTAAGGGTGTTGAGATCAAAGATGTTCCCCCTCTCTCTGTTGAACACTATCGCTTTACCTGCTACACTGTCTCCCACAACAAACAGAAAGGCGTTGCTGAAGTGAAGTATATCCCCGGAAAATCTGGTCTCAGCTTTGACCAATTCTGGGATTACTTCTGCCAAGAAAACGAACGCCGCAAAATCGATAGCAATGCCCTAGCTACCGCCATCCGCGAAGAAGCTGGTATTGAAGCCCCCGAAACCCCCGACACTGAACAGGAAGTCTTGGATAAATTTGACGAGATTTTCAATCCCGACAAATTTATCGATGTACTTGCTGCTGACGACAAATTCAACGACGACGAAACCTTTGTTGACACTGAAGCTGATCCTACTTTTGGTTCTATTGCTCACATCTTCATTGCCCGTAAGCGTTGCGACGAAATTCGCAAACAGTTTACGGAATATCGAGACTCCTGCAAAGCCAAATTTACCTCACTGTGGAGTCAGATAAAGATGTGTGCAACGGCTGCGGTTAACACCCTCATCTCCGTAGCCCAATTCATACTCTCTCTTTTCTCCTCCATGACCCAAACCTGCATTAACTACCTCCCTAGTGTACCAACCTCCAAACTGCTGACTGGCCTGTGTTCTACTGCTCTAGCTCTGTTTGGAGTGTGGTACACTGGACTGTTTTGTAACAAATCCCCCACTGATCTTAATCCTTTCTGTCAATTTAATCATTCGCCTTCTAACTCTACTGCTCCGTGCGGAAAGTGTAAAGCATGTTCTATACTCGAATACCCCGACACTGGTAACATGCTGGACCACTTTCTGGACCGAACAGGAATCAAATCTGTTCGCGATGATCTGCTTGCGACCGGAATTGATAGAGACCAACTTGAAATGTCCCGAGAACGTGTTCGAAGAGAAATCCCACAAACACGTACTCGCTCTCAATGTCAAATACTGCTCTTTACCAATAGCCCTCATCCTCAACAAACCTATGAAGAAGCTGTCAAAATGTTTACTTCGACTTGTCTCGCTGGTTGCTCGTACTGCGACAACCTGGCGCTCGACAATCTCAACCTAACCGACACTGACGCTGTTCTTCATGCCTCCTGGAACTTGTGGAACTCATACAACTCACCTCAAGCCGCTAACGCACAACGTGTTTACGATTCACAACCTCATGTACCCCGTAACCACAGTTATGCTCAGCGTGCCTACGACAACCAACCGTATGCCCCACAACAACGACCTTATGCCCAACGAATGTACGACACTGCTCCTCGTATGCCCCACACCCGACCTCTTGCTCAGGGCTTTGTAGAATGTAAAACTGAAATGCACATCGGCGCACGCAAATATGCCCAGCGTGACCGTGTGCAAATCGAACAAACTACACAAGTCCTTCTCAACAACTCTGTATGGGTTCAGGTGGTGGATAGCAATGGTTTGTGTAGTAGAAGTAATGGCGTGTTCCTTGTTGGACGCACCATGATTACTACTGCACACACTATGTTTAACCCACCAGCTGATGCCCCTATAGAATATGTCATTATTCGAAACCCATACTCTATTGAAGCTGCTATAAAGATTCCTATTGATCAATGTCAAATCTCTCAAGCCTTCCAGCTTGACAATTCTCCTGTTGACCTTGCCCTAGTTTCTTTCCCTGCTGTTGTACCTAACCGACCCCGTATCTTGTCAAAATTCCTTAGTGCTGACGATATCGACTTGCTTAAAGAAGGAGATTTAACTTTCTCCGGATTCTATCAAGTTGGTAAGAAGACTATTGTGCAGGAAAAGTATCCTTCCTCGTTTCATGTTTCAACTAAAGCGACTGAATACTTCCTTCACAAACACGGATCTTGCCCCAAAAGTTCTGACGACTGCATCTGCCCTGTAACCATCGGAAACCATGTTGAGTACGATTTGGAAACGATGAACGGAATGTGTGGAGCTCTACTCTCCATCTCCAATCGTCTGATCCATACCAAACTCATAGGTTTCCACGTTGCTGGCGGAGTTGGCTCTCTTGCTCTCGGCGCCCTCACTACTCGACAATTCCTTGAAAAAGCTCTTGCTGAACACGTTGCAAAATTTGGCATCCCACCGTCTTATCTCATTGACGGCCGACTGCCTTACTCCCAATCCTGGGTAGACACAACGCGTAAAGTATCCCTGCTTGATCTTGGTGACTGCCTAAATGTTGGCACCGCCCCAGCTCCCGCTGCTCCCTCAACTACACAACTCGCTCCTTCCTTGATTTTCGATAAAGTACAATCTCACATCATGAAACCTGCTAACCTTAGACCTGTACACGTACAGGGCGAAGGCCTCGTAGACCCAATGATGAAAGGTATTAAGAAAGTCATGGGAAGTCAAACCTTCCTCGACCCCGACTTACTGAACGCAGCTGCTAACGATGTGTTTCAAGGCCTCGGAAAACCCCCGAGTGGCCTTGGCACTGTCCACAGCTACGAAGAAGCCATAGTCGGTGTCGATGGTGACCCCTA